TTTAGCTAAATCTGGAAAAGTCCAAGATGCAGCTAAAGTTTTTGAACAATTTTTAAAATAATTTTATAGGTAAATATAATGGCTAAAGTAACAAACGCATTTGATACATATACAGCGACTTCAGACAGAGAAGATTTAAGTAATATCATTTACAACATCTCTCCAATGCAAACTCCGTTTATGTCATCAATTGGAAAAAGAAGTATTAACAATGTTGTCTTCGATTGGCAAACAGAAGTATTAGCAACTCCAGTTGCTACAGGTGAACTAGAAGGTTTTGAACTTTCAAGATCAGCTGCTGTTGCAACAACTCGTGTTAGCAATGTTGCTATGATCTCAAAAAGAGATGCAACTGTATCAGGCTCACAAGAGTCTTCAGACCCAGCTGGTAAGAGATCAGAAATGGCTCACCAACTAGCTATCATGTCTAAAGCTCTTAAAAGAGATATGGAAGAAGCACTTTGTCAAAAAGGTGCTAAAACAACTGGTAATGCTACAACTGCTCGTGTAACTGGTGGTTTCGAATCTTGGATTACATCTAACGATTCAAGAGGAACTAATGGTGCATCAACAGGTGGCGGTGCTGCTCCAACTGACGGAACTCAAAGAGCTTTAACAGAAACTTTGTTAAAAGATACTCTTGAACTATGTTTCTCTAATGGTGGAGAGCCTTCATTGGCAATCTGTGGCCCACATAACAAACAAGTTATCTCTGGTTTCACAGGTAGATCTCAAGCAAGACAAATGATTGATGCAAACACAGTTGAAGCATCAGTATCTATCTACTCTTCTGACTTTGGTGAACTCAAAATCGTTCCATCAAACAGATCAAGAGAAAGATCTTTACTGTTAGTTGATCCTGAGTTCGCAAAAGTTGCTTACTTGCGTGATTTCAAAACAGTTGATATCGCAACAATCGGTGATGCAGTCACCAAAATGATCGTAGTTGAGTATGGATTAGAAGTATCCAACGAAGCTGCTCATGGTATCGTTGCTGACCTTAGCACTAGCTAAGTTCTAGGTTAATAACCTTAAAGGGATGTTTCGGCATCCCTTTTTTTTGTGGTAAAATTCTTGCATGGCTAAAAGAACTGTTATAGATCACAAGACTGGTTTTACCAATGAGTTTATTACTGAGGGCGATAAAGACATTTATCACACAACACAAGATCTAAACCCAGTTATTGAACATTGTAAAAACATTGCAGAATACGTTAAGCCAGGTAAAGATCTTCGCCATGTGGCAGAAGTACCATTGGTTGTATATCAAAGAGCTTGCCGAGAAGGATGGGCAAATGATATGAGCGAATGGAGAAAATGGCTAAACAAATCAGACAATAAAGTCTTTAGAACATGGCAAGGTAAACTATGACATATGCAGAATTAAAATCTAACATTGCAAACTTTTTAAATCGCTCTGATTTAACAGATGTAATTGACACATTTATTGATAGCACAGAATCAGAATTTAACCGCAGATTAAGGGTTAAAGGCATGATAAAACGTGCCACTGCAACATTAGACTCACAATACATATCAGTACCAACTGATTGGTTAGAGGCTATAAACATACAAATTGATAGCGGTGATTTCTCACCTTTGTTTCAACAATCTATAGAATCACTAGATGTCTACAGAAAATCAAACGATAACGTCACAGGTCAACCTATTTACTTTGCATTGGTAGATGATTCAATTGAATTTGCACCTACCCCAGACGGAAGTTATACAGTACAATTAACCTACTACAGCAAGATAGATGCGTTAAGCGATTCTAATACTAGCAATTTTTTATCCACAGGATATCCAGATGCTTATCTTTATGGATCACTAAAACACGCTTCTATTTACTTAATGGAAGATGAACGAGTGCCACTATTTACAGCACAGTTCGAGAAAGCTTTAGAAGAAATGAGACTAGAGCAAGAAAAAGCTGAGTTTGCTAAAGGTTCTTTAATGCAAAGAAGAAGAACATATGGCAAACGCAGAAAAGATATTTATTATTTTGGTAATAACTAGGAGTACAAAACATGGCTGGATTTAGCGATTATTTAGAAGACAAAGTGCTTGACCATGTATTTGGCGGCACTGCTTATACAGCACCTACAACATTGTATGTTGCTTTATATACAGTAGCACCTACTGATACTGGTGGCGGTACTGAAGTAAGCGGTGGAGCTTATGCAAGACAAACCGCAGCTTTTACTGTTTCAGGAACAAATCCAACAACAGCAACAAACTCTGCTGCAATTGAATACCCAACAGCTACAGCCGATTACGGAACTGTAGTTGCAGTTGGCATCTTTGATGCCCTATCATCAGGAAACTTATTAGCATATGCAAACTTAACTGCATCAAAAGTTGTTAGTACAGGAGACGTGTTCAGATTCAATGCTGGTGATTTAGACATAACATTAGCTTAACATCATGGCCAGCATAGGCTACAACAAAGGCTACTACTCAAGATCAAGGTACAACGATCTTGCTATACAAGCCGAAGCAACCATTCAAGGCGTTTCAGGAGCTACTGCTACTGGAACACAAATAGATAGAACCACAGCAGTTATACAAGCTGTTTCTGGGTTTACTGCTACTGGTACACAAATTGATAAAGGAACAACAGTTATTGCTGCTGTTTCTAATGTAATTGCAGCAGGTAGAAAAACTCATGGTGGTTCTGCAACAATAGCAGCAGTATCAGACTTAAACGCACAAGGATTTGTAATACTTGATGGAGTTGCAACGATTGCAGGAACATCAGACTTTGATGCAACAGGTAGGGCAACATTTGGCGGAGCATCAACCATAAATCAAACCAGTAGTCTTGTCGCTATCGGTGGTTTAAAATGGGAAGATATAATTGTTCCAGGCGAAACATGGACAGATCAAAATGTTGCAGGTGCAACATGGACAGATCAAACAAACCCATCAACAAATTGGACTGTATTAGATAAACAAGAGGCAGCTTAGATGGCAGATACATACACAACTAATCTAAATTTAACTAAACCAGAGCCAGGTGAAGCAGAAGATACTTGGGGTATTTCCCTCAATGCAGACCTTGATACTCTTGATGCAATTTTTAAATCAGATGGCACAGGCTCAAGCATAGGTTTAAATGTAGGATCTGGTAAAACTTTAGCGGTAGCTGGAACATTAAATGTTACTGGTACTTTAAGCGGAGTTAGTACAAGTTCTATAACAGAGGGGTCTAACCTCTATTACACAGATGCAAGATTTGATACAAGACTTGCAACAAAAAATAGCGATAATATTTCAGAGGGATCAAATAACCTCTATTTTACCAATGCTAGAGCAAGAGCTGCTGTTAGTGCATCTGGTGATTTGGCTTACAACTCAAGCACTGGCGTATTCTCATTTACTGAAAGAACTGATGCAGAAGTACAAGCATTAATTACTGGTGGTACTGGCGTTACAGTTAGCAGTGGTCAAGTTTCTATAGGTCAAGCTGTAGCTACTTCTGATTCACCTACCTTTGCCAACATGACTTTAAGTGGCACTGACTCAATTAAGATTTCTAGTGGTACAACTGCTCAAAGAAATGGAACTCCAGTTGCAGGTATGTTCAGATACAATACAACCACTGGTGAGTTTGAAGGCTACACTAATGAGTGGGGTGCTATTGGCGGTGGTGGTGGATCATTCACCACAGATATTTTTGCTGGTGATGGTTCTGATACAACCTTTACAGTCACATCAAGCGTTGGTAATGAGAACGATCTTATGGTTTTCATTGATGGTGTATTCCAAGCACAAGACTCTTACAGCGTTTCAGGTACAACCTTAACTTTCTCAACTGCTCCTGCAAATGGCAGAGTTATTACTGTTTATCATGCTAAAGCTGTTTCAATTGGAACTCCGTCAGATAATTCAGTTGGCATCACTCAGCTTAATGTAAGCGATGGTACTAATGGTCAAGTGCTTACCACTAATGGAAGTGGCACTTTATCTTTTGCCGATGGTGGTGTTGCTGGAATTACATCTTCTGCTGATGCAACAGCAATTACTATTGATAGTTCGGAGAATGTAGGAATTTCTACGACTAGTCCGAGTGGAATATTAGATATAAAAAAATCTTATAGTGGAAATACTTTGCTATCAAGACTTTGGAACTCCGAAGATTCTAATGCAGCATCAAATGCAGAATTTAGAATTGTATCTGGAAACGCTGCA